TACGACTCACATAACCAATACTGATCTGTATGGCTTGCATTTCTTCGGGATTGATAATGTATTGTAACCCATTGGAAGCACGTATGTAACTGCGGAATGTGCCCACAGGAATTTCTGTGAATACGCCATCGCCAAAGTTTAAATTGATTTGATCGTTGGTCCTTGATGTCACCGAGAAAAACTTACGAGCATCAGGGGCCAACTGCTCTACTGCCGCAGAGTACAGGCTTGGAACTTTTTCCCATTCAAATTGAACATTTCCCACATCGTCGAGTTGATATAACCAGACGTCGTTGTTGTTGATTCCATCTATGTTTATTGATACCACACGATTGGAAATTCTCTCGCCGAGATTAAAGTCTTGGTTTTGCAGTGTTCCTTGCTTGAAATAGAAAAAGAATCCTGTGTTAGGACTGCCAAATCCCAACCGATCACTGCGAAACAACATATTGAAGATCCCTGATGGTCGAGGTGCTGGCTCGTACACATAATCTTCGTTTTGAAACGTAGAGCTCACTGCTTCAAATGTCATTGATGTACCATCTACTGTGGATGTGAATGGCACCACGGGCAAGTATCCAGGCACAAGATTGAGACTGTATTCTTGAGTTTCTATTCCCAGTATGTTTTTGGTAGCTCCAGGTTTGCCAAATCTTTGACTGTCGACCAGCGCGGCATTGACTATCACTGTGAACTGTTCTTGCCAGTTGGCATTTGTTACGTCGTTCCAGTTCACTGTGACTCCACTGAGATTCTGACCGTTGAAGTCTATGACATTTTCAGTGGTTGATACGTTGAATACTTTGAGATAACCCTGTGCTTCTTGGTTACGCTTTGGAGTGTAGCTAACTAGATTAGCCAACTGCACAACAGAATCACGTCGTTCTGCTGTGTCTAAGAAATTTTCACGGATGTTTAAGTCATTGCGGAAAGACAATGCCTGGCCCATGAACGCCATGACATCCAACAAAGCCACGAACTCGCTGGATTCGATGTAGTCGTTGAAATTTTCTGGATAATATATCCGGATGTAGTCAATGAAACTTTTCCGTAGCGTTTCAAAGTCGTAGCTTTGAAAGTCAGCTTCGCGGTAGGTCTGGTAGATTCTCTTCCAGTCCTCTACTCCGAATATTGCAGTTTGTCTTGTAGTTTTGGCCATAATACCTTCCGTGAAGTATTTATGGTTTGAATTAACGGCTCAGTTTTAGATGTAGCTGGCTGACCTTGTTTGCTGATCAAAAAATACACTCAGTCTTTCGGCATTGGTGCCTTGCACTGTTTGAATTTCAAGTTCAACTAGGATTCCATTGACCTGTGGATAGGCTTCGGCACTGGTAAGATATATCCTTGGATCTTGCCCAACAATCCTTTGCATTTCTTCAATGATAAGGCTGGCTGTTTGTTCGGTTTGTGGCTCAAAAAGCAGGTTCCACATCGTGGTACCCACATCAGGACGGCCTACTTTTTCTCCTTGCCTTATGTTGAAATAATTCAGCAGATCTCGCTTGATCAACTCAAAGTCTACAAGAGTAAATTTCTTATATTGATTGATGGTGTTAAATCCGATGAATGTTGGCATAGTAGTGTATTTAAATGAAAAGTTGATTTCTTATTTCTGCTTGTCGAGCTCTTAACTCTTCCAAACGATTGAATAAATTGGCACGCAATTGGTTAATATTGGTATTTCGTTGAGACCCTTGTCCACCGGTGTTCAACTGCTGTATCTGCGATTGTATGCTGGTTATTTCCGCAGTTGCCTGTGATAATTGTGCTTCTAACAACGCTATGTTAGAACCTTCAATGTTGTTTGCAGATATTCCGCTGTAATTTGGTGTAGTTACCTTGTCATTGCCAATCACAGCTCGTACTGCGTCATCAATGGATGTGCGATTGGTTGTAATTGTGGATCCTGGTTGTACTGTGCTGAATCCTTTGAGGGCATCGCTGATTTTTTGATTGCTGAGTTCTACTGCGTATTGGGCTCCTCGTACCAACTTATTGACACTGTCCACCAATCCACTGTCTCCTATCGTGCCTTGCACCCAAGATTTGACCACCGTGGGTCCATACTTGGAACCAGCTTGCACTAACCCAGCTAACTTGTCTGGGGCTTCGTTGCCTGTTACAATGCCAGCAGATCTCAACTGTTGCAGTGATACTTGATAGAGGTCTGTCTGTATGGCTGCCTGTAGTTTAGGATCAATCAGCAATGCATTGACATTGTTGACTCCAGCTTGCCCAGTCCACACTGAAGGACTAGATAGGATATCAACTGGAGTTGCGGTACCATCAGTGAGATAAAATTCCACAGTGCCAGGTTTTAAGTATCCTGCCTCTTCTAGCTGTGCTGGCGTGAGCTTGTAAGCTCCTACTCCTTCGTCGCTGAGGATATTGGAATCTTGATCTGCCAGAGTTCTAGTCTGTGCCAGCATACCTGTGACCTGATCGGGTTCTATTGATCCCACGCTCACTGTGGCAGGATCTTGATCCTCATACTGTTGCGCTTGAATTTGAACAAACTCAGTGTCCTGTATCTCTGCGTACTTGGCCTCTATTTCGCCGGACACTGCTACATCTGATTGGGAGACTTGCAACGATGTGGTGGTTGATATACCTCTTCCGTGGAAAGGATATGGTTCATGTGTGGGGGCTCGAGTAACAATGGTTTGCAAAGCACCATTTTCTACCACCCATCCACGATTCTGTTCAAATTTGACATCGGGCAAGCTCTGTTTTAATATGTTGCTGGGCTTGGGCACGTCGGGTGCATCGCCGCTGTTGAGTGCGATACAGCCGGCGCTCAATGACATATTGCTACCACCATTGAATGTGCCACTCTTGCTGGCTTTAAGGCTCAAAGTGCCATCGCTTTTGATTCCAACATATTCATCACTGTAGAGCAATATGGCCTTGGCAGCATTGATTTGCGCCAGATCACTTTCAATGGCCACTGCTTTTTCACCACGAATGTTTATGAGGCCTTTGGCATTCATATTGATGCTACGATCAGCATGCAAGTTAATATCGCCATTGCTACGCAGGTTTATTGAGTTGGTTGAATAGATATCCACACTGCCTTGGCTACCAAATTCCATCCAGGTTTGTCCGTTGGCATGTATGATATAAAAACAGTCTCCAGAATCACTCATGGTAATCTGATGGCCTTTGGCTGTGCGTATGCGTACTAACTGATCAGCGCCTGCAAGATCTCCATCGTCCATGACAAAAGAATGTCCGCCACGGCGTGCGATCACTGTGGCATCTTGTGGTTGTACTGCGCCAGATTCCAGTCGTTGTTTGATATCTTGATCGCTCATTCCACCAAGGTAGATAGGTCGTCCAGGAGTAGAAATACCATAGGCTGCACTGGGGCTTTCTCGTTGAGCGTTTGAACCAATAGGGCCTCGCACTGGATCTTTGATCAAACCTTGCTGTAGCATCACTGCGGCTACCACAGAATGCACAGGCTTTTTGCTATCAAAGAATCTAGGATTCTCGTCCAGTGTTTTGTTGTTGATGTTGAGCTCGACCACAGGCAACTGAGGTGCGTTTTCAAAATATGGCGCTTGTGCGCTGTTGTCTAGTTTGTAATTGCGTGTGGCTCCAATGGCCGGCAACATGTGTGTTACCCCTGGTTCAATCACTGCTCCAAGATAATACCCATAGTTTGAATCACCAGATGCAAAAAAACAAACCAACGTTGTGCCAATGTCGGGCGGAGTAAACCACATGCCGTAGCTCTGTTTATTGGCCACATAGCCGCCTTCGCCAGTTTGCTGATCTGTGGGCGGATTGGTTGCACCGTAAAAGGGCGATACTGGTGCCACAGTGCGCCAAAGATCAGGATTGGTTTTGTCCGGACCAGCAAAATCTTCGATCCACACTCTGACGCGACCGCTTCGAGTGCTGTCCACTACCTGGCGCACTTCGCCGATATACATGCCCACTTGTGTGGGTGCATTGCCTCGATCTAGTTTATAGGCACCGGGTATGCCCGACGTTCGCTGTTGATTTTCTGCCATCTATGTCCTCTTATGGTGCTATGATATCACTGATTTGAGCCGCATCATCACTGGGTGCGGAACCATTTCTACCTCTGGGTTGACTGGCCGCCGCTGTTCCTTGCGCCGCTATAATAGCGGCACCGTCAGTACTGCCCATTGGATCTGTATATAACGTGGCTGCCGGGGTGTCTGTACGAAATTGTTCTCTGATCACATCAATCTCATTTTCCACAGTTCTTACATCGGCCGCTATCAGCTGATCGGCTCTGGCCGCTATGATCTGAGATCCTGACTGTTTGGCTAGGTCCTGTGCTGTTTGATCTGCTTGACTTGGGTTAAACCGTCGTATGGAGCCGACTAATTTTTGCGTGAATTTACCTTTGCTAAACGTACTCTGCACAGTCAATGCCACAAAAACTGTGCTCAGAGAAGCCAAATTACTTTCTCCAGTGGCCTGGCTATAGGATTGATTTTTGGCATTGACTTCGGCCAGGCCTGTTGCGATATTGTAATCAGCCACGGGATTGATCCTGATTTCATACAGCACTTCGCTGGCATCTGTGTTCACTGATCCGTCTGGCATGAATGGTTTGAGATCTATGCCTCGATTGTAAAATACCTCGCTTTGTTGAAGCCAGTCTGGATCTCCCACGATGGTCAATTGAGCTTTTTCTATGTCCTGATCGCTATAAAGTCGTTCAGCCAGCTGTGCTGCCGGGGTGGTGGTATCACCAGGGCCACCGGTGCCTTCTGAGTTGGGTTTGTTTTGGAAATATCGTTTTTCATACAGGCGGCCATCGGACGTAGTTTCATTTTGGGTTGACCCACCTTGGCTGCTACCAAAAGTTTGTACGTAGTTGTAGTTCACTGCGATGTCTAGGTCAAGCACTTCACTGTTTTGTCCTGTGAACCAGTAGTTATAAATTTTATGAGCGCCACGATAGCGAGCTGTGGGGAACACCGGCACACGAGGATCATTGATTTGATATCTGCTGACAGTGTAGGTGATTTTGTAGGCAATGGTTCTTCGTATGTTGTCGTATCCCAGCGGTGTGACTCTACTTCGGATACGGTACCACTGTACTGTTTGTACTGGTGTTTGTGTTTTGGGTAGTTTGCTGACTTCGTCAAATATAACATTTTGTTGACTGGTGATGTAACTGCTGTTACGCATGACCAAATCAATGAGTTGTACAATCTGTGTACCTCTGGTCACTGACCAATTTTTACTTTGATTGTCGTAGCGTGTTTTGTTGGGCAGTAAGGCTTCAGCGGCTGTGGTGGCCACTGGCATGGTTGATCGCAACTTGTCTTGTTTTCCCGGACGTGCCATCTTGGCATCCACTAGACCTGGCACATTTTCCAATATGATTTCGTATTGATCGGCAATTTCTTGTTGATTTTTTTGTACCAATTCAAGTTGATGTTGATTGAGAGCTTCGCACAGTCCCTGAGTATACAGTTTGGCGTTGCTCAGCGATGATGCCTTGGGAGGTGCGCTGGCATTGGTGCCTGGATCATAGAGTTCACCTGTTTCTGGATTCTGTCTCAAGGTAGAGGGAGAACCATCTTCGGCATATACAGGAATTCCAACACTGTTTCCTTGAGCGTTGACTCCTGTGGCGCTGTTGGCCGCATATCCCAAAACAGCACGACCGTTGAGCAAGGTCTTGACGTCCGGGGCTGACAGTTCAAAGTCAAATGGGATAGTGGCTGTTTTGTCACTGAATGCAATATTGGTCTGTGGTACTGTGGTAGTGAGTCGATACTCCACTGTTTTGGCCGATATTTTGTATCTGATATCTCCCATTTGGAAAGGGAACCATTTTTCCAATATTGCGTTGGTATCACTGCCAATCTCATTGATGCCAAGTTGGCTGCCATTGACCATTTTTCCTTGCGCATCGTACCCATAGAATCTAATCACCATAAGGAAATTTTGATTGGCTTCGCTGACTGTGGTCCCTTTGGCCGCTTGATGTTCTTTGACTGCGTTTCTCAAGCGTTTGATAAATGTGATTCCTGTGGGTTCAACCACAGTGAATTTTATATCAGTCGCGTTGTGCGCCCTAGTTCCGCTTTGTGTGCCCACTGCGCTGTCAATAACTAGATCATCAAGATAAAAGTCCAAATCAAAAAACTTATTTCTCTGTCCAGTTCCGAATCCTAGTCCCTGGTCAATACCGCCGCTTTGAATTATCAACTGTTGTGTGGGCAGGACTTTCTTTTGGCTGGTCAGCATGCGTTGATATTCTTCTATGTTCATGATATAGATGCTGATCGTGTAAGTCATAGATGCCAGTTTGGCCAGAGGATTTGGCTGTGCTATGATTGGTGCTAAGAATTCAGGAGCAATTTGAGGTCTCCCTCCTTCTGATGCTCCTGTTCCTATCAAAGTATTGACACCATCATTGGCATCATCGTTGGGGGCAAAGGGTCCATTGTTTTGTGTTTGTACCAGGCTTCTTGTGACTCTCCCGCCGCCCACCACTGATGCTCCATCAGTGTTTCCTAGATCTTCATTGTTTTCTAGAGGCGGCGTTTGTGCGTTGGTCTCTGAAGAAATCTGATTGGGGTTGGGCAGTGGGTTGCCTTCGTCATCGTTGACAATCAGAGGTGGTGGAGGATTTGAAACCAATGCATCTTCACTGCGAGCTTGTCTAGCATCAATGACTTCTTCGCCGGCTGAATCTGATGGAAGCACTGGTGTGTTGTTTGCTTCGTTGTAACGTGTTTGATTTAACCGATTGAGCAGATTTTGCGAAGACAGCCGCACAGAGTTTATGCCATCTTGTATGTTTTTTTGTATTGCTGTAAATGTTTGCACCAGCTGTCGTTGAGGCTCAACTGTGGCTTGCCTGGCCATGTCGCTGATCTCGGCGCCAGCTTTGCTGTTATTAGTTTGTGCCAGTCCTAAAAAAGTATTGACCTGTCCATAGAGATTTTCTGATCTAGGAACATTTTGCACAGCCACAGATGCAGCCAAACTGTCGTTGAGACTTTGAGCTGTGCCCAGTTGTTTTTGAGCTTGATTAAGGTAGGTGTCTGCCTGCCTTTGACTCAGTGGAAATGTCTGCGCCATGTGTTAGAACCCCAGGGCGGCTTTAAGGGTGTCAATCTTGGGTATGTAGATTTCTACTCCATCGCGAAAACTGCCCAATGGATCGGTCAAAGTATTGGGGTTGCGCTGGGCAAACACCCACCATAGTCCAGCATCACCATACAGGTCATAGGCCAGTAAGTCAGGACGCAGATTATAGGTAGTATTGATCTTGAAAAATATATCGTCAGCCTGCTTTGGAATGGGACGATTAGTCATGAATCCAAGATAGATACTGTTTTTTGGTGTGCTGTAATAAGCACTGGTTGAAGCATACACAGCCATTACCAGAATCCTCCTCTCAACAAGTTACCGTTGGCATACTTTTCAAGACTGAACTGCTGGCTGACTTGACTGCGTGTTGGCATTGGTAACAGGGTAATTGATATAGTGATCTTGGTTGGCACATAGGTTGGCGAATTCAATCCAAGATTGGGCGGTGCTGGCGGTATGTTCATACCACCTTGCGGTAAATTGGCACCAGTGAGTCGACTCCATATACTGCTGAGACTGTATGATGCTGTGGTAGTGCTTGACAGTGTTCTACGGAACATGAGACCATTTCCACCTTGTGTCACACCAGATGAAGTTGACTGACGGCCACGAGCACGGATGTAATCTACATCGCTGGGCAAGTTGTAGTTGAACTGCTTGATCACGCAAGGATGTTCATTGAATTGAAAATCGCCTAGACCGCTGAGAAATACCAAGGGCGGAGGTGTGCCTCGCTGTTTGTCTTGACCATAGAACATCTTGGTACAAGATCTTAGAAAATGTATAGTGGCCAGCAGATAATCTGCTTCGTTGGAATCTTGCGCAGTGAAATCTGCATTCATGACCACTTCGCCAGGATTACTGCCTTTGTAGAAATAGCCGCGATAGTTGGAATGTGTCAAATCATAAGCATTGTAGTCGGCTGTATAGGCCATGTCTATGCGAGGTGTATAAGGAAATACCACTCCGTCAGTGTCTCGCAGTGGCTCCAGTATACCAGCTGATCCTATACCAGGCGTTTTGTAAAGATAAGTGGCGCTGGGAGCTAATCTCAATCGTACACGCCAGTCGCCATCGCCTACTGCTTTGCCGCTGGCTTTGCGCAAGGCAGAAACAGATGCTTGTTGACGTGCTTGATCTAACAGTGCCTGGGCACGACTGGCTTCAGCGGAAGCGGCTGTGGCAGGTTCAACAAAGTCGCCGCCTACATAGACAGGATTGTTATCTTCGTCTAATGTGTAACCAGGCAACAGATTACCATCCTCGTCATAGGCCACACCAAAGTTACGTGCGGCCAAGCCACCATAGCCCGGATCGCCCACAGAAAGATTTTGAGCATCCAGTGTGGCTGCCTGTTCTGTAAGTCCTGACTTTATTGTTGCGCCAGTGGCTAAATCAACCACATCCCACTTGCCGGTTTCAGGATTGTAGGAAGCTACGTAATCACCGCCAACTGGTTGTGGTGTGACATTTTGCGGAAGAGCCAGCCTGCCTAACTCTTCTTGTTCTCGCGCGATCGAGATCGCATAGGGACTATCGGCCGGCAGTAATTCTCCGTCTGGTCCAAATATAAATCTATTGGTATCTACATTGGCCAGTCCTATTTCCTGTCTTCCAGGACCTGCGGCAGCAGGATCAGGAGGATCGTTGACTGCTGGTGGTGCTGTGACCAAAGGTGGAGGAGGGGGCAAAGGAGTAATCAATAAACTGGTATCAGGTGGACCTGCGCCAAATGGCTGTACCACCGGGGGTGGAGTTCTACCCAACAGACTGGTATCAGGTGGACCTGCACCAAGGGGTCTTGCCTCTAGCACTGGCTGAGGGCTCACTGCAAAAGTTTGAACTTGAGGCTGTGGATCATTATTGACTTGTGGGTCCTGTGCGGCATCAGTATCGGGTTGTTTGGACACTGTGTTATAGTTCTGTTGAGCGGCTGCAACATCACGGTTGGCCTGTGCCAGTTGAGCTGTGGTCTGTCTCAGCCTGTCTAGTGCTTGTTGACGATCTGCTATGGACCCTGTTTCTTGTGCCTGATACAAGGCCCGCGACGCTTCATTCGTCGCAATGAGCGCATTTTCCTCTTCTCGGATAGCTCGTTGTAGAGCAAGCTCTGCTTGGGTTACTTGGGCCTGTGTAGACATTGTGGATTCCTTGATGTATTTACCGTAGGCAAAAACGGCTAAGTTAATCCCACAAAAGGTTTGACAACCGGTTGACATGTAGTATAATAACTACACTATAGGAGAAGTTCAACTCATGGCTACAACAGCTACGCCCACACCAAAAAAGGTCAATTATCTCAACAACAGAGATATTTTAAAAGAAATACATCTAAGCAAAAACACATACTGTTCATACCGAGATCGTGTTACGGATCATCAATACGACATAATTTTACCCAGTTTAGAAAAAATCAATCAGCGCACCGTTGCTGAAGCACGACGCAATCGTGCTGATCGTATCAAACGAGAAACTGGCGAAGTTGTCAATGATAAAAAAATTCCACACACAGATCTAGTGTTTCGTATCACGTGTTGGGATCATATACCCATGGCACCAAAGAAACAAACCAAAGCACAGGCCAAAAAAAGCAAGATGGAAGAGCTGTTGGAGCTCGATGATACCACAGAATCTGACGGATTAGAGGAGCTGGTAGAGGTTCCTGTACTGGATATGAACTACGTAAGATTGAACTTTCCTCCCTTCTATCACTATCGTTTAGACGAAAATAAAGAGCCTTTTTTGGTGGGCAAATCGCACTGGAAGGGTGCATTAGACAGTGGTGAGTTCTGCAGAGATCATGGCAAAATGACCAATAAACTGGCCACAATGTTTATCAAACTGTGTGAAAGATATGCTACAAGGAGTAACTGGCGTGGATACACATACAACGAAGAAATGCGGGGACAAGCCCTGCTACAACTCAGTCAAATTGGACTGCAATTTGACGAATCAAAATCGCAGAACCCTTTTGCGTATTATACTGCCGCTATCACTAATAGCTTTACTCGTGTCTTGAACATTGAAAAAAAGATGCAGAACATACGTGATGACATACTGGAAATGAACGGACTCAATCCAAGTTGGACACGACAATTTTCAGAAAGCCATAACAAGTCAGCCGAAGCGGTTGCAAACAGCTCAGAAGAGTAGTATACTGCTACTCTATGGCTAACTTATTCAAGAAGGCTATCGTTTTCACTGACATCCACTTTGGACTGAAATCGAATAGCCTATTACACAATCAAGATTGCGAACAGTTTGTAGACTGGATTATTGCCACGGGCAAGGAACAGGGTTGCGAAACTGGTATGTTTCTTGGAGACTGGCATCACCATCGTGCGTCAATCAATCTACAAACCTTAAACTTTAGCTTACAGGCCCTGGAAAAACTGTCCAAAGCCTTTTCACAGTTTTTCTTTATTCCCGGCAATCACGACTTGTACTATCGTGACAAACGTGACATCCACGGTGCGGCCTGGGCCAAGCACTTGCCCAATATCCACATCTGCAATGATTGGTTTCACGAAGGCGATGTGATCATTGCTCCTTGGCTGGTCGGTGATGATCATAAACGCATTCAAAAAATGTCCAGCAAGTACATGTTTGGACATTTTGAGCTGCCACATTTCAAGATGAATGCCATGGTGGAAATGCCCGATCACGGTGAAATACAGGCCGCACACTTTGGACACTATGACAAGGTGTTCAGTGGCCACTTCCATTTGCGCCAGCACAAAAACAATATCAACTACATTGGAAATGCGTTTCCGCACAACTTTGCCGATGCCGGTGACAACAAACGAGGTTGCATGATCCTGGACTGGGGTGCGGAACCCGAATATCATGCTTGGCCCAATCAACCCTTGTACAATGTGTTTGATCTGTCTACCTTGATTGATCAAGGAGATCAACTGCTCAAACCCAACATGCATGTGCGTGTTCAGTTGGATATTGAAATCTCCTATGAAGAGGCAGGGTTTATCAAGGATACATTTATACGCAAACACAGTTTGAGAGAAATGGCCTTGATTCCCAACAAGCGATCAGCGTTGGAAGAAGATCTGTCGCCTGGAGAAGTCAAGTTCGAAAGCGTGGATCAGATCGTCACAGACCAGATTACCAAGATTGAATCAGAGTTTTACGATCCTAAACTATTACTACAAATATATCAAGCTCTATGATACAAATAAAAGATCTAACAGTTAAAAACTTTATGAGCGTGGGCAACGCCACACAGGCCATTAACTTTGATCGCCGCGACCTTACCCTGGTGCTGGGCGAAAATTTAGATCTTGGTGGTGACGGCAGCCGTAACGGCACAGGCAAAACCACAATCATCAATGCACTAAGCTATGCTCTGTATGGGCAAGCTCTCACTAACATTCGCAGAGACAACTTGATCAACAAAGCCAATGGCAAGAACATGTTGGTCAGTTTAGATTTCAATATCAACGGCAAAGACTATCGCATTGAACGAGGTCGTAAGCCCAATGTGCTCAAATTCTTTGTCAACAACGAAGAACAGGCCGCAGATGACAATTCGCAAGGCGATTCAAGAGAAACACAGGATGCCATTGAGTCTGCTATAGGCATGACTCATGACATGTTCCGCCATGTGTTGGCGTTGAACACTTACACAGAACCTTTTTTGAGTTTGAAGGCCAATGATCAGCGAGCTATCATTGAACAACTGCTGGGTATCACACTGTTGAGCGAGCGTGCCGAGCGCATCAAAGAACTCAATAGAGAAACCAAGGATGGTATCTCACAAGAAGAGATGCGTATTCGTGCTGTACAAGAAGCCAACAAACGCATAGAAGAGCAAATAGAAAATCTGCGCCGGCGTCAAACAATGTGGACAACCAAACATGATGAAGAAATTGAGAAGTTGCAAACGGCGCTGGAAGAGCTTAAGAAGATTGACATCGAAGCGGAGATTGAGGCGCACAAGGCGCACCGAGTTTGGGATCAGAAACGCAAAGATCTTAACGACTTATCTAGCCAGATCTCCCGCACGAAACTTGACGTGGATCGAGAAAACAAAAGCATTGAAAAACTTAGCAAAGAGATTGCAACACTTGAATCTCACACCTGTCACACATGCGGTCAATCGTTCCACGACAATAAGCACCAACAAGTTTTGGAAACGAAACAGAAAGATTTGGCAAGTGCAAGAGCGTCAAGCCAGGAACACAGCACCCTGTTATCAGAACTACAGACTGCCCACGACTCCTTGGGCACGTTAGGCAAGCCTCCCAAAATGTTCTATGACAACGAAGCTGATGCTGTGCATCATCAAGCAACGCTGACCAATTTAGAAAAACAGATTACTGAAAAATCTGCAGAAACTGATCCGTATGGCGAGCAGATTGAAGAAATGACTGGACAGGCTCTGCAGACAGTGACCTACGACACACTCAATGAACTCACAAGACTGCAAGAACACCAAGATTTCTTGCTAAAGTTACTCACAAACAAAGATTCGTTTATCCGCAAGAAGATCATTGAACAAAATTTAAGTTATTTGAATGCTCGCCTCACTCACTATCTTGATCGTATTGGATTGCCGCATCAGGTTATATTCCAAAACGATCTCAATGTAGAAATTACAGAACTGGGTCGCGATCTTGACTTTGATAATTTGAGTCGAGGTGAACGCAATCGATTGATTCTGTCAATGTCATGGGCATTCCGTGATGTGTGGGAAAGTTTGTATCATCCTATTAACTTGCTGTTCATCGACGAGCTAGTTGATTCGGGCATGGACACACAGGGTGTAGAGAACAGCCTGGCCTTGCTAAAGAAGATGAGTCGTGAGAGACACAAGTCAATTTGGTTAGTAAGCCATAGAGACGAACTGGCTGGCCGTGTAGAAAATATTCTCAAAGTGGTCAAAGAGAATGGGTTCACAAGTTATAACACAGATATAGATGTTGTTTAATTACCAAACCGTACACATTGAACTCAGTAGCAAGTGCGTACTGAAATGCCCTCGATGTCCCAGGACTGAGTTGAGCCCAGGTACGATCAATCAAGAGATATCGTTGAATGAGTTTAAAATGGGATTTCCTGCGGAGACTTTCAAAAAAATTAAACATTTTATTTTTTGTGGAGACATTGGAGATCCTATATACGCCACTGAATTTTTAGATATCGTGCAATACATCAAGCAAAACGGTGACTCTCGCATACGAATTGTCACCAACGGTAGTTATAAAAAATCATCTTGGTGGAAGCAGTTGGGCCAGTGGTTAGATCACAATGACAAGGTAACATTTAGTGTGGACGGTTGGGACAACGAATCCAACAATCTGTATCGTGTAAACAGTGACTTTGACAGCATTGTTGATGGAATAACTGCTCTCAGATCAGTAAGCAAATGCATGATCTTGTGGTCAACTATCTATTTTCAATTCAATCAACAGCACATTGATCGCATCAGAGCCCTGGCCAAGAGCCTTGGCTGTAATCAATTCCAGACTGTGAAAAGTTCAAAGTTTGATGGCAGATACACTGTCAATGGTGTGGATTTATTACGACCTGCTGACGAATATGTTTCTGAAGATCTAGTGTATCATACCGCTGTGGAAAACATCAATCACTGTGATTACGAGCCTGTAACTATTCCTTCCCCAACGACCACTCATTGGGCCAAGTGTTTGAACTATCAAAAAGATCTATTTGTAAGCGTGGATGGATTGCTTACACCTTGCCCTTGGTTTAACAATGGATACCAGGTCAATGATTTTGTGCTCGATAACTTTAAAAAACTATCAACCAAGCACAGATCATTTTTTGAGATTTTGAATGATCGGGAGTTATGGAATGACTTCATGGACATCCTTGACAACAAGCCGTTGAAAATCTGTCAATTAAAGTGCAAATCATCATGTCTCTAAAAAAAGTATTTTGCACTGTTCCGTGGTTAGAAGTGCATATCAATGCAGATGGAACATATCATACCTGTGGAGCTCAAAGAAACTCAATGTCGGGCTCTCAGGATGGCGAGGTTTATAACGTACATAATATGTCTGTGTCAGACTGGGCCAACAGTGAATATCAAAAGTCAGCACGTTTGAAAAAAATAAACGGAGTGGCTGAATCATTGTGTAGCATGTGCTATAACGAAGAAGCCACGGGCTCGTCAAGTAAACGATCTAGAGAAAATTTAAAAAGTCATATCAGTGATATTAACTTTTATCACGATTACAAACACAGTCCTGATGCTTCAATATTTAAATATTCCGAAGACAACAACGGTCTTACTGATATTTTACATCCAATCAGCTATCACATGAGTCTGGGCAACGAGTGTAATCTAGCCTGTAAAATGTGCAACCCAACTTTCAGTAGTAAGATAGCAGCCGCCATGGTCAAGGAAAAAACGTACTCTGGACCTATTCGGATGAACTGGACTGATAACACCCAGTCATGGAACTCTGTGATTGACACCATGTGTCAAACAAAAAATTTAAAATTTGTACACATCATTGGTGGCGAACCCTTGCTCAATCCTCGATTCAATGAGCTGATTGATCGATTGCTCCAGGCCAATCTCACTGATATCTACTTGGGATTCACTACCAACGGAACAATGTTTGATAGCAAATTACTAGACAAGTTATCAATGTTTCGACACGTTGATATTGGCATCAGCGTTGAAGGATCTGGCAAACTAAACGACTATATCAGAGCTCAAACAGAATCTGTATTGGGCAACATTGAACATTATCTAAAATATAGGAAACAAGGTCGTGTTTATGTTACAATCAGAACTGTACCAAGTGCGCTGAGTGTACACACACTTGACGATCTATACCGTTGGTGCATTGGGAAAGAAGTTGACGTGATGTCCAATATACTGACAACTCCGGAATATTTACAGATAAGAAATTTACCGGTCAGTGTCAAACAAAAATTGCTAGATCGGTACAACAAATGGGAATACAGCACACCGTTGCCTGGAATCAGTGATCCAAGAGATCCTACTCGATTTAGAGAACACATTGACAATGAAATCCGGGCAGTCGTACAGTCATTACAGCAACCAGGAGACAATACATTAACCGAAGCATTGTATAAAAATCTTGAAGCCTGGCAGTGGTTTGCTGATCCAGAAATAAAAAGTTATTTCTATGTGTGATATTTTGCTAACTACTAGCCCATGGTATGGCTTTATGAATCTCAAGAAATCACCGAATTACCCGAAGACTGTGTTGGGTTTGTTTATTTGATAACAAACAACATAACCGGTAGGAAGTACATTGGCAAAAAACTAGCAAAATTTAGCAAGACAACATATAAAGTAGTAAAACTAAAAAATGGCAACAAAAAACGCAAGAAAATACGTGGCAAAATAGATTCTGACT